CAGGAGCGATGAGGTACGCCGACCTCGACCAGGGCACAGCCGACCGGCTGCTGGCGCGCAACGACCTCGTGGTGGCACCTGCGAGGTTCGAGCGTCACGCCCACCTGCCGCCGCTTCCGCCGAAGGTGACGCAGGAGAAGGCAAAGCCATGCATTTCGGTGACCGGGCATTTCGGTATCGGCGACAACCTGCATCAGCGGGCAGTGATGCGCGTCCTGATGCGGGATTATGATGTCTGGTTGCACACCTGCCATTTTAATCTTTACCATGATCTCGTCGCCAAGGGGCTGAAACTGGTGATGCGGCCGACGAGCCTTCATGCGCAGGCGAGGACAATCGCCCGCGAGCGGCCGCTGTTCGAGCAGGCCAAGTTTCCTGCCGCTCCGGCGACAGCACGGCAGGCCCGTATCGGCTACCCGAAGACGCTGATCGACCAGCATGGATCAATCCTTGAGGCGATGTTTTCCTGCGTCGATCTACGAATGCCCGAGCGGCCGGATTTCAGCCTGCCGATCAAGCCGGAGTGGCGGAGTTCGGTGCAGGGGCGATGGAATACCGGTGGCAAAGCGTTGATGGTGCACCGGCCGATCGTGGTGCGCCGGGAGTGGGACGGCCGGTCACGTAATCCCGACCCAGCGGCTTACGACGCCATCTACCATTCGATCCGCGACCAGTTCTTTGTGGTGAGCGTCGCCGACCTGCTGCGCGGAGAGGAGTGGATCGAGGGGCCTGAGCAGCCGGTGGATGTCAGACTGCATAACGGCGAGCTGGCGTTCGAAGAGATGGCCGCGCTGTTCGCACAGGCTGACCTCGTCTATTGCAATGCGGGCTTCGCGCCGGTCCTGGCGCAGGCCGTGGGGACCCAGGTTGTCGTGGTCTACGGCGGCCGCGAGAGCTACCGGACCACGCAGCGGGTCGGCGCGCATCTCGCCCCCACGCTCCCGGTGGACGTTGTTAATCCATGCGATTGTCACAGCAACAAGCACCGCTGCGACAAGACAATCGATGTGCCGAAGGCGGTGACGGCGGTGACGGCGTTTGCGGCCAGGCGCAGCACCCTGTTGTTCGGAACGTTCTATGTGGACAGCCCGGACAGGGACAATCTCACGGACCTGTGGAAGCGGCTGCACTTCTCATTAAATGAACGAGATTGCGATTTCCTCGCCGTCGACAGCCAGTCGCCGATTCTGAAATTCGAAGACTGGACGCCGTATGACGGCAAGCGGCACCACCGGATGGTCTTTAATTTTCCGGACAACATCGGCCATCTCAGCCGCAAAGGTGTGACGGAGGGGCGTGACGGCTGGGGACGGGCCTTTTGCAAGGGATTAGAGATCGCCTGCGAGCTGGGATACGACTACGTGGTTCACATCGAAGGCGACAGCCTGTTCCGGCTCCGCGTGGGGGACATCACCCGGTGGATGCAGCAGGAGAAGGCCGATTGCGCAACCACCGATGTGAAGGGGATGAAACACAAGGAGCATGAAAAGCTCTGGGTCGAGACCGGGCTCATGTTCTTTTCGACGGATTACCTTCGGCGCAGCGATTTCGTACGACGCTATGAGTGGCCGAACCGGAAGGTCGCGCCGACCCCGGAGCGGGTGATCCGGCAGCAAATCCTCGATCAGACGACCAGGCAATGCCGGATTATGCCGTGGAAGGCGTGGCGCGCGGACAAGAATACGATCACCGTGGCAAATATCCTCGAGCTGAACCTCGATTGGGTCACACATCAGCACGACAGCGCGCAGCAGGGCGCCTATCGCAGGTTTGTCGACGCAGCCTGCGCTCAACAGCGCAAGGAGGCGGCAGCAATGCCTAGGAAATTCAATTTGGGGTGCGGCACGAACAAGCTCCCAGGCTGGGAAAACCACGATGCCGATGTCGATATCACCAAAAAGCTGCCGTGGCCGGACAACAGCGCCAGCCACATCAACATCGAGCATTGCGTCGAGCACGTTCCCTATAAGGCGGCGATTGGCTTCTTCCAGGAGGCTCATCGGGTGCTGGCGCCAGGCGGCGTGCTGCGGGTGACAGTTCCTAGTCTCGAGCAGATCGCCGCATGTGATGACGCTGACTACCACCGTTTTACGACCAAGTGGCAGAAGCTCGGGCCCAACAAGCGTGGCGCCATGAGCGCGATCATTTACGCGCATGGCCATGAAACGGCATGGAACGCGCAGCTTATGCGCGATACGCTTTACTTCGCAGGCTTCGATGACGTGCTGGCGTGCGAGTCTGGGCTATCGGAGGACCCGGCGCTCCGTGGCGTCGAGGGGCACGGCCGGGTCATTGGGGACTACTTCAATCAGATCGAGTCATGCACGTTCGAGGCGCGCAAAGCCGGTGATTTGTCCAGTTTGCCGAGTTTGCCGAGTCAGGTATCAAATGCGACGTCCCATGCATCCACGGTGGCAATCGTGCTCGGCGGTGCCACGTGCTGGAGGCAGGATTTGGAGTCGGCCAGGAAGCTGATTGGCAATTTGCCCTTCCGCGTATTTGCCATAAACGACCAGATCAAGACTTTCCCCGATGAATGCGTCGCGGTCACGCTGCATCCCGACAAGCTTGTGGGGCCCATCGCCTGGCTGAATGGCCGGCGCAAGGCTGGGCTGCCGGAGCCAGAACAGATTTGGGCGCATCGCAAGGCTCCAGAGATCACCCATGACACCGGGATGGACTGGGGCGGCTCGTCGGGACTATTTGCCGTTCAGGTGGCGCGGCGGGAAGGGCATCAGAAGATTATCGGGGTCGGGGTGCCGATGACCGTGGGCGGCGCGCACTACATCCGCGGGCAAAAGTGGCAATCGGCGATTGCATTCCGCCCGAGTTGGATCAGATACAAGAACGAGATTGCCCCGCACTTCCGCAGCATGTCGGGCTGGACCGCAGAGATTTTTGGCACGCCGGATGAAGCCTTCCTAGGCAGCGCATGATTGATTGCGTATAGTCGCCCTCGCCGGGCGTCGCGCGCGAAATGCGCGCCGATGTGGTGATGTGCGTGAACATCAACGTCCCAGCGCCGCGCCCCTACACCGAGGAAGACCTGTGGCTCATGGAGCAGCAGGCCCAGCGCGAATCGCGCGAATCCTTCTGGGCGTATCGCCGCTATCTCAATCCGCGCATGATCATGGGATGGTGGCAGCGCGAGGTTGCGCTCGAATTGCACCGCTTTTGGCTGGACTATCGCGCCGGGCGGCGGCCAAAACTCCTGCTGCAGTCGCCTCCACAATTGGGGAAAAGCACCCAAGTCGTAGACTTCCTCTCGTGGATCATCGGCTTGAGCGGGCCGGACCCACAACTGAAAATCATCTTCGCGTCTTTCAGCGAGCGGCTCGGCATTCGCGCGAACCTTCGACTGCAGCGCATCCTCGCCGATCCCAAGCACGCCAAGATATTCGGGCACAACGCTGTCAACCCATCTGTTCGGCGCTCCAATAGCGAGATGATCGAGTTTCACGGAACTGGCCTGGAACGCGGGTCCTTCCGCAACACCACGATCGCAGGCGCGGTGACCGGTGAGGGACTGGACCTGGGCGTCATCGACGACCCCATCAAAGGCCGCGCCGAGGCTAGCTCGAAGCTCACCCGCGATAAGACGTGGAATTGGATGACCGACGATTTCATGACGCGTTTCGCCGACGGCGCCGCCTTGTTGCTGGTGATGACTCGATGGCATCTGGACGATCCTGCGGGCCGCCTGATCGAGCGCCATAAGGACGTGCGCGTGTGCCGCTATGCGGCGCTGGCCGAAGAGGAAGAGACGCACACGGCCATTGATGAGGTGGGGCGCCCGATCGGGCCGTTTGTGCGCAAGGTGGGCGAGCCGCTTTTCCCGGAACTCAAGTCGGCGGAGTTTCTCGAGCAGCAGCGCGCCATGATGACGTTGGCAGGCTGGCAGAGCGTCTACCAGCAGGCGCCTATCGTCGTCGGCGGCGACATGTTCCCGATCCATATGGCCTCGATCATCTCGGAGGCGCCGCCCTCTGCGAGTGTCGTCGCCGCGGTGCGATACTGGGACAAGAGCGGCACGGCCGGCGGCGGTGCCTACACTGCCGGTGTCCTGATGCTGCGGATGCGCGACAACACATTCGTCGTGGCTGATGTGAGGCGCGGGCAATGGTCGGCGCTCGATCGCGAGCGGATCATCAAGCAGACCGCCGAGATGGATCGCAGAAAGTATTTCCTGACCAAGGTCTGGGTTGAGCAGGAGCCGGGCAGCGGGGGCAAAGAGAGCGCGGAGTCCACGGTCAGAAATCTCGCCGGCTTCCGCGTCGAGGCCGATCGGGTGCGCGGCGCAAAGGAGATGCGCGCCGAGCCGTTCGCTGCGCAGTGGCAGGGCGGCAATGTGCGGCTGGTCGTTGGGGTATGGGTGAAGAATTATCTCGAAGAGGCCGAACATTTCCCGGTCGGAAAATACAAGGACCAGATTGACGCGAGTTCAGGCGCTTTCAACAAGATCGCGAGCAGATATCGATATGACTCGAGTTTAAGCTGGGTATCCTGATCATGACCACCACCATCTTCCAGCCTGCAAGCGTCCTCGATCCCGGCCTGATCCTGAAGCAGGTCGACTCCGAGTTCCAGAAGGTGTGGGCGCGGATCGGTGCTGGAGATGCCGGCATCCCGGGCCCGCCCGGGCCGCAAGGTCCGCCCGGCAGTCCCGGCATTCCCGATGCTCCATCAGATGGCGACACGCACGCGCGTCTGGACGGGGCGTGGACGCCTATCGTGCCGGTGGACGAGGTCGTTACTGAGGCACCGCAAGATGGAGCGATGTATGGACGACAAAACGCAGGCTGGCAGCCAATTGCCGATAGTGGTGTCGGAGGAATCCAAGGCCCACCGGGTCCTCAAGGTCCGGCCGGCCCTGCAGGTCCGCAAGGCGTTCCCGGGCCTGCCGGTCCCCAAGGAAATGCCGGAGCTGACGGTGCACCAGGTATTCCGGGTGCGATCGGACCTGCAGGCCAAAAAGGCGATCCTGGCCCGCAAGGCGCGGCAGGCCCGCAAGGCGACCTAGGCCCGCAGGGCACACAAGGGCCACAAGGACCGGCTGGCGCTGATGGCGCGCAGGGGCCGCAAGGCGATCCCGGACCAGCCGGTCCGGCCGGAACAGCCGGCCTGGCCGGACCAGCCGGTCCCCAAGGACCAGCCGGCAACGATGGCCAGCAAGGCCCAGCTGGACCACAGGGTATCCAGGGGCCACAAGGTCTCCAAGGAGATGTGGGTCCCCAAGGTCCAGCTGGCGCCGACGGCGCACCAGGCATTCAAGGAGCTGCCGGACCGCAAGGTCAACAAGGTCCTCAAGGCAATACCAGCAGCATCTTCAACTACGCTTTTTCGACCAGCACGGTGGCCCCGCCAGTTACGAGCGGCACCGTCGAGATCGACGTTGCCACTCCCGCGAACGCAACCAACCTCTACATCAGCAACCTTTCGACCCAGGGCAACGACATCAGCGTTATCCTGGGGCTGATCCAGACCGGCAACGAAATCCTTCTCCAGAACGCTGACGACGCGACCCAGTACTACTCCTACACCGTCACGTCAGGAGCGTTTGCTACCCAACCCGGGTACCGTCAAATTCCAGTGGCCTGGAAGGCGGGTGCCGGCACCCTCACCAACAACATGAACATCCTCCTTGGGATCATCTCCCAAGGGCAACAAGGTCCAGCCGGCCCCGCTGGTCCAGCCGGCCCCCAAGGCGTTCCGGGCCCAGCAGGAGCAGATTCCACTGTAGCAGGACCAGCCGGGCCAGCCGGACCCCAAGGATTGCAGGGTGGAGCGGGCTCGCAAGGTCTGCAAGGACCGCCGGGCACCGCCGGTATTCAAGGTCCAGCGGGTAGCGCCGGTGCGCCCGGGGTGACCGGTTCGCAGGGACCTCAAGGACCGCAGGGAGTTCAGGGAATACAAGGTATTCCGGGCCCAGTCGCGGTCTCGGCCGATGCCGGCAACACGGCGACGCTTGGCAGCGACGGCAGAGTCTTTGTGCCGGTGTACCCGGCAGGATCGAACGCCGTGCCGCAAATGGACGGCGTCGGCACGGGTGGCGTGGCTGCAACATGGGCAAGGTCTGACCACGTTCACCCGACCGATACGTCACGGCAGCCGATCAAGGGCACTGCCGCGGCCGACAATGCGGTGGCTGGGAATCTTGGTGAGCAGCTCGCTACCAGCCAGACGACGCCAGTCAGCCTCACCACGAACGTCACGGCGAACGTCGCGACGTTGGCGCTGACGCCGGGTGATTGGGTGGTGGCTGGCGTCATCATCTTCAGCCCGGCGCAGGGACCAACCGCGCTTGCGGCGGCAGTTTCGAATACTTCCGCGGCGTTGCCGACTGCTGCGCAGATTTGTGCTGGCAATGGAAATATGACTCAGTATCGTTTGACCTTTGGCAATGGTGTCACGCAAACGATGCAAACTGGTCCGACGCGCGTCAATGTGAGTGCGCCGGCGACCGTCTACCTCGCAGCGCAGGGCACATTCAACAGCACGTGCACCGCGACCGGCTATATCAGTGCTCGACGAGTTAGATAATGGCAGAAATGAAGCAGGACATTCCGAGCGTCGCGCGTCTGCCTGATTTACGGCCGACACATCTCGTCGATAAGGACGACAGGCGCTCCGACGTGCCGTGCGGCTTGTGCACGCTGTGCTGCCGAACTCTGATCGTTCCCTTGGCGCAGGAGGAGTACGAGCAATATGACTGGGCGTGGATCACCACGCGATCCGGCGAGCGTCTCGGCCGCGCGCTCAAACGGCGCCCGAACGGCGATTGCATCTATCTAACTGCGAACGGATGCAGTATTCACGGGCGCGCCCCACATGTATGCCAGCGGTTCGATTGCCGTGAATTGTTTCGCAAATCGGATCGCGCGGGGCGCCGCGAAGCAGTAAAGAGTGGGAAATTACCAAAGGCCCTTTTCGATAAAGGGCGCGAAATGCTGAAAGCAGCAGGAGGGTAAATACATGGCAGCAATACCGGTTACGTTTCAGGGAATTTTGTTTTTTAGTGACGTAGGCGTCGGCGGCGGTCCGATGCCGGGCGGTCCTCGTCCGCCTTATGTCGACATCGGATTTCCGATGCCACAGCCGCCGGCTGGTGCGCATCCAGAGCACCCGATTTACTACCCGCCCTACCCATCGCACCCGATCTACAATCCGGGCGGGCCTCCCGGCTCCTCGCCGCCCGGTTACTGGGGTGGCGGGATGGGACCGGGCGTGAAACCACAGCCTCCGTTTCCCGGCCAGCCGCCGCTCGGCATCTGGGGGCCGCCAGACATGCCCCCAGGTTATTGGGGAGGCGGGATGGGACCGGGCGTGAAGCCGCAGCCGCATCCTGAGCATCCGATTGTCCTGCCGCCGGTAACTCCTGGCGGTCCTCCGGTTCAGATTTGGCCGAATCCGCCCGAAGGGCAGGCACCAATCCCGTCGCATCCCATTGTCCTGCCGCCGCCGCCGACCGAAGGCACGACGCCAGATGGAGGCAAGCCGCCGCCGCCTGATGGTGGCTGGGGCTATCACCCGGCATATGGTTGGGGTTACTTCCCGGCGGGCGGCAAGCCGTTGCCTGGAGCGCCTGGAACGACGCCACCGGCGACGTAATAAAGCTGGAGAGGCAATTGTGCCACCCCTGCCGCGCAGCGGCTTGTCGCGGTGATCATTTGGGTCGTGATCACCGCAGTGGATGTGGTACGTGATCGAAGGGATCACGCTTGGTGAATAGATGACCAGATCGAACTGGATCATGTTGGCGCTGCTTGTGACCAACACTCTCGCGCTCGGCTATATCGGGTGGCAAGCCAATGCAAATGCGCAGGCTGATATTGCGCAGGCGGCGCAAGACTGCAAGGATACGGAAGCGCTCATAAAGCTTCTGGAACAGAGATTGACGCCGCAGCCATGAATGGCGTTACAGAAGAGGCCGGAAAGGCGGTCGCTGGTTACTTCAGCGTCATGCGCGAGAGTCCGCTCGCGCTCAGTGTTATTCTGATGAATATCGCGCTGCTGTTCTTTTTTTACTGGATATTATCAGTTGTCGCCGCGCAGCGGAAAGAAGAGGTCGTTATGCTGCACGCTGGACAAACGCATTTGCGGGAAATGCTCGGCGCATGCACTGGAATTCAGGGGCCGCCGGCGACGCCTCGTCCGTTTTCGCGGCCTCTAGGCAATTCTCGATCTGAGAACAGCAATGACAGCATGAAGCTTCAGGATGCGGCGTCTGTGCCGCTGCCGCCGCTGCTGCCGTTGCTACTTGATGCCGAACCGTGAGGCCAGCTGTGCTCGAACGGCAGATCATCGCGCTATTGAAGCGCAAGCGTGAGATCGAGGAAATGAAGCACGATCAGTTCACCGCGACACAGCGCTGGCTGGCGGAAAGCGTGGAATTGCTGCTTCGCGCGGCGCTGGTGGAGGCAGAGGAGAAAAAGCAATGACTGGCAAGCCGAAGCCCCCACCGCCGCAGGTGCCAAAACCACCGCCGCCGCAACCTCAGCCGCAGGTGGTGCCCGAGCATCCGAGCGTACCGCCCACGGTCGTGGTGCCGCCCGAGCAGCGCAATTAAAGGAGGTGCACCATGTCCGTCACCGGAATCCTGATCGGGGTGCTCAATTGCGTGCTTGTTGCCGCGGTTCTGGTTTTGATTGGCGCAATCATCGTCTGGGTGGCCAATATTTTCGAGTGGCCGATTCCATGGAACATCCAGCGCATCTATCTGCTGATTGTGCTGGTGGTGTTCATTATCTGCGTGGTCTCGCTCTTGGTCGGCGCGCCGATGGTCCATTTCTTCGGCAGCATGGATGGAGTGCCGCGCCCGCGCTTCGGCTAAAAATGCGTGGCGGCCAGACGCAGCAACGCCTGACCGCCGCTTGACAAGGCAACCTTGGAAAGGAGGTCGCGATGCCATCATTCACAGATAATCGGATGCCAAAGCTATGCCAAGCTTCGCGATCAGTTCTGGCCATGGAAAATATATTCGGGGCGCGAGCGGCAATCCGGTCCCGCCGCAATGTGATGAGGTCGATGAGGCGCGCAAGGTTGTCGACCGCGTCGCGAAGATACTGAATGACGGCGGTGTCAAAACCTACAAGTTCGCAGACGACATAAGTGACGATCAGACGGAGAACCTCAATCGAATAGTAAACTGGCACAACGCCCAGCCTTCCCACGATCTCGATATCAGCGTCCACTTCAACGCCACTCCAGGGGCGCACGGCACCGAATGCTGGTACGTGAGCCAGGAGAAGCTCGCGTCGGCAATATCGCTCGCAATCTCCGGCGCGAGCGGACTGACCAACCGCGGTCCGAAATACTCGAATAGCCTTTTCTTTCTATCGAACACGAATGCGCCAGCCGTGCTCATCGAGGTCTGCTTCTGCGATAGCACCAGCGACTGCAATCTCTATCGTCAGCACTTCGAGGCGATTTGCAGGGCCATTGCCGAGACTGTTGCTGGCAAGCCGCTAGGCGGGTCTAAGCCGCCCATTACGCCTCCTGATGTGCCGGCTCCGCCCGAACGGCCATGGGTCGAGGACCCGCTCGATGTGCCGTTATCGGAGCGCCCTGTGCTCGCCCTCGGCGACGACGGCCACGACGTGGAGGATTTGCAGCACCTCCTCAACCTCACAGAATTGCACCCGGACCTCGACGAGGACGGCGATTTCGGCAACGGGACAGAGGATGCCGTTACGCATTATCAGGCGACGCGCGGGCTTGCTGCCGACGGGATATGCGGCGAGCAGACGTGGGCAGCCTTGTACGACAGCAAGCAGCCGTTGCCGCCTCCGCCGCACGCGCTGGACGAACGGGACATCGAAGCGATTTGCGTAATCGCCGATGAGAGCGAAATTGCCGAGTATCCCTGGAAGGACCGCGGGGTTGCCCCGCCCGGGTTCACCCAAGGCATGGCGCTGGCGTTTGCCCAGACCTATCGCAAGCTTCAGCTTGGGCACCCGGCGGCGGTCGAAATGGCGAAGGCGCGGACCGGATCGGACAAGGACGCGCTCAACATCTACCGCAGCCAGTTTGACGCGCTGGGGATGAGCAACGAGGCCGCGGGGGCCCATACCTTGCGCCACCTCTATGCTCTGATGCTCGGCAGCGGGATGCGGGAATCGAGCGGAAGGCACTGCGAGGGCCGGGACCTGTCCGCCGACAACGTGTCGAGCGACACCGCCGAGGCGGGCCTGTTTCAAACGTCCTGGAACGCCCACAGCGCAAGCGAGCCAGCGTTCAGCAATCTCATGGCGGAGTATTCAAACCCGCGGAACGTGGCGACCTGCTATCTCAGCGTCTTCGAAGATGGGGTTTCTTGCACGGATGACGAATGGGGCTGCTATGGAAGCGGCCAGGGCTTCGCGTTTCAGAAGCTGTGCAAGGAATGCCCGGCTTTTGCGGTGGAGACGCACGGCCTGACGCTTCGCAATCTGGCGAACCATTATGGCCCCATAATCCGGAAGGAAGTGGAATTGAAAATGGAAGCGGACGAGATGTTCGCGGCAGTCCAGGAGTATCTGGACACGGGCTTGGTGGCGTGATGGTCGGGGTCATGAATATCAAGCGCTGCGGAACATGCCGGTTCGCGCGGATCGTGCCGCAGGATTTGACCAGGCGAGTGTGCGGTGGCGCGCCGCCGACACCGACGCAGGTGTCAATGTCGGGTGGAAAGGTCACTTTCCAATTCGTGCGGCCGATTGTCGGGGTGAGCGACGACGCGTGCGCGTTGCATCAGGGCCGTGACGTTTTGGATGAGGAGCGGGACACCCGGGAGATCGAGAGCGCCCAGCTCGCGATGGCGCCAGCGGGAACGAAGCAATGAGCTATTACACAACTGTCCGCGACACGCTCAAAAATTTCGTGACCGGCCTCGGCACGCCTGGGCTCGATCCGAGCAGGAGCGTTCAATACGACTTCACTCTGCTCGATCGCAATCAGCTTGAGAATATGTATCGCGGAGACTGGCTGGCGCGGAAAATTTGCGATGCTCCGGCCGAGGATGTGACGCGCGAGTGGCGTGCGTGGCAAGCGTCGCAAAGTCAGATCGAGGCGCTGGAGACCATCGAAAAGACGATGGACCTGCAGCGCAAGGTGAAGCAATGGATCACCCGGGCGCGCCTTTATGGCGGAGCCGCGCTGATCGTCGGTGTGGATGACGGCAATGACCCGAGCCAGCCGCTCAATCTGGAGAAGTGCGGGCGCGGCTGCCTCAAATACGTTGTGGTGCTCAATCGCTATGAGCTGAACGCGGGCCCGCGGATCTACAACGTGATGGACCCTTATTACACGCGGCCTGCCTATTACACGATCGCAACGCCGATGTTCGGCTTCGAGGGCGAGGCAGGCACCACGGCGCCCGCGCCTCCGCCGCCGGCGGCGCCGAAGGCGGGAGGGTTCCGCAACGTCATCCCGTTCGGACGACAGCAGGGGCAGCAGCTGCAGACGATCCCGACCATCGGCATCGGCATGACGCAGATTCACCCGAGCCGCGTGCTCGAGTACGCCGGCAATGAGCTGCCGGACTGGCGGCTGGCCCCAATGGGAGGCGGCTGGGGCGACAGCGTTCTGCAGACCGTCGTCGATACGATGATGGGATTCACGAGCAGCCTGCAGTCGATTGCGGCAATTGTGAATGACGGCAAGCTGGACGTCGTTAAAATCCCGGATATGTCGGAGCGCCTGACCACGCCAGAGTATAAGAATAAGCTGATAGAGCGGTTCACCTTGTCGGCGCATACCAAGAGCGTCATCAGCGCGCTGCTCCTCGATAAGGAGGAGGAGTGGCAGCGAGTGCAGACAAACTACTCCGGGCTGCCGATGATCCTGCACGAGTTCACGACCATCGTCGCCGCCGCGGCGGACATGCCGGTGAGCCGCCTATTCGGCCAGGCCCAAGGGCGTGGGATGCAGGGCGGGAGCACCGCGGGCGGCCCGGACGATCTGCGGAATTATTACGACGCCTGCGTCGACATGCAGAAGAACGAGGTCGCGCCCAAGCTCGGGATGCTCGACCAGGTGATGATGCGTTCCGCGTTCGGGCGGCCAGACCCCGACATCCATTATGAATGGAATGCGCTTTGGCAGATGGGCGAGGCGGAGAAGGCGGCGATCGCGTACCAGAAGGCGCAGGCCACGCAGATTTATTCGACGATCGGCCTCATCAACGAGGACGCATTCCGCGAGGGCGTCGTCAATCAGCTGATCGAAGACGCCACCTATCCTGGCCTGGACGCCTCGATCCTCAAATATGGCGCTGAGCCCGAGGAGCCGGAGATGCCAGTGGCGCCGATTGGATTCGGCGGGGCGCCGGCGCCGGTTGGCAAGCAAGCGCCGCCCAGCCCTAATCCCGAGGAAATGGGGGCCACCGGTTAAACCGAATGGAGCCCGTGATGAGCTATGATTCCGATCCTGATTTCGACATTCCCGTCCCCGCCAGCACGCCTATCAATGGGCCACCACGTGGCCTCGGACCGGTGGGGAGCGTCGGCTATCCAGGCCATACGTCGCGGCGGGCTGATGCGCCGCTGCAGTGCGTCGCCAAAGCGATGACTGCGCTGACGTTTCACGACGCCATGAAGCTGGCGACCGAGATTGTTAGCCATGAGGGCTACAAGCCGCCGCAGACCGCCCACGAGATGGCGGCGATCTTGAACGCGTGGGCAATCGCCGAGCGCGACCGCGGTTGACGGCTGGCCCGAGACGCCCCAATGTATGCGGAACATTCCCTTTGCGGTCACCGACCACCCCCCCCCAACAGTCCCCGGTCGGCGGTCGCGGATGCGCAGGCCGGGCGCCGTGATCCCACGGGCACGTCCGGCCTCCGTATACGGATGAAGGCCGAGGGCGATCGACGCTGGCAGACATTTGGCCGCACTCTCCGACAAGCCCTGATCGAGCACGACCTCGTTGGCCTGCGTGGCATCGGGCGGCTCCCGCATGCCGACAAAGGGGAGGGGTTTGCCGCATGGCTGGAAGGCGAGCTTGCCCAGAAGGTTTTCGCCGGTGGGGTATGGCTGAGACCCCACGTTCGAAAGGCCGCCCAGCGAGCCCAGCAACGCGCCGATGGGCTCGTCCCCGGCGGCCGGGTCGATCCGGCGCGGATCGCCGCCATGGAGAGCCTCGCGACAAGCGAATTGCGCGGCATCGTGGCCGCGGCGCAGCAGCAACTCGTCCGGCTGGCCACGCAGGCGATGATGGCGAGCCACTCGCCGACCAAGATGGCGAACGCCCTGGCCGGCGTGATCCGGACGATGCGTCATCGCACCAGGACGATGGCCGAGGACGTGATCGCCAGGACGCATGCGACCTCGACGCTGAGCGCTTTCCGCAGCGTCGGCGTGACGCATGTCGGGACCATTCCCGAGCGGGTGCGGCGGCGTGGGCTGGCCGATGCGATACCGATTGAGGCCGAGGAAGTTGCGGCCCCGGCGGTCCGGGTGCCGTTGCAAACACTGATCTCCACGGCCCAGAAACATTGGCGGGAGCGGTTCGCCACGCTGTCCAAGCGGCAGGGTCGCGAGAAGGCGTACCGCCAGATCGAGCAGGAACTGCAGCAAGAGAGCGAACGATTGGTCCGGGCCGAGTCTGAATTCGCGCAGGGGCTAAAGCGCGGCACCGCGGAATATGTAGCGCGGCGGCAGGCTGAGGGCGAGGCGCTGCGGGCCGCGCAGCAGTACAAGCGCGAGGATCTCTATCGCCAGTATGCAGCGATGACGCGGCCGGGGGGGCAGAAGCCCGACGCCACGGCGCGCGCTGGCCGGAAGGAGACGCCGTCCCAGGAGACAATGGCGCGGATCGAGGCGGCGGAGAAGCGGCTCCAGGCGACGCTGGGCGGCAATCTGGTCAACATCGTCACAGCTGGGGACGATGACGTTTGTGACGAGTGTCAGGACATCAGCGACGAGGGCCCCTACTCGCTCGACGAGGCCGAGGGCCTAATTCCCGCGCACCCGAACTGCCGGTGCGCCTTTGCGCCCTCTCGTGCGAGCCGTGAGCCTGAGCCGGCCGGGCCTTCGTCCATAGCCGGCCTGGTCGAGCACTACGGGGAAACGTCACCGGAATTCAAGGCGAAGATGCTTGATGCCATAGAGGCGCTGCCTGTGCCGGTGCGGGACAAGCTTCGAGAAGCCGGAATCAAGATTGCTGTCGGCCGCCGTGTGACGGAGATCATGCCGGAATTCAAGGGTGTTACGCCGCGTGGATGGCCTAAAGGCACGACCTGGGACAATGCAGAAGGTCTCTATCATGGCGGTGTGAAAAAGGCGATTGTCACAGAAAAATATATCGGTCGTGTATCGGGACTGGAAATATCAACTGGTCGCGCCGAAGGTGTGCTAAGGCATGAGGTTGGACATGCTTATGATGCTGCGCTGGAATCCTTCAGCAGCACCAACGAATTCAAGACGGCACATAATGCGGACAGGTCGATGATGGACGAGGCTATATCCGAAAAATTGGCATATTTCCTTCAGCTTGGGGGGGCCGGCCGCCAGGAGGCGTTTGCGGAGGTGTTTGGCGAAATCAACGGTGGCGGCGCTGCGCCTGAGCTTCATGTGGCTGATCATTTTCCCAATGTGACGACGCTTTTGCGCAAGACAATAGTGCGAGGTTGATGTGAGCGAGCGTTGGTTCTTTCACACGGATGGCGACAGGATCGTTATGCAGGCGCGCTTTGAAGGCGACGGCGGCGTAATCGGTGACGCAAGAGATGAATTGCGCCAGGGCGGCAAGATCAAGAATTTGACCTATGAGGATTTGAAACGCGCCGGCTCAGGCGCGGTCGTCATCGATGGCGAGACCGCCACGATTGAATGAATGGCGGCATGTGAAATGGACATCGGCGCCATCGCCAGGCTGGCAGAAGATCGAAAGAACGGCGAAGACCTGCGGACCTGGCGCGCTTGGCGCGACCTTCATCAGCCCTTCGAACTCAACTGGTGGCGCGAGCACTTGCCACTTGGGCACCTCGATGATCCCGGGTTCACATCGCAGTGGAACGAGGTCAAGGAGTTCATTGATCCGCAGGGAGCCGTGCTCGACATCGGCTGCGGCCCGCGTCCCCCGTTCGCGCCTTGCGCCGTCATCGACCCGCTCGCGGACGCATACCAGCTGCTTGTTCCTGCGGAGTGGTGGTCGGGCATCACAACCTACGCGCAGCCGGCGGAGGAGTTCATCCCCAATCTGCGCGCCGATACCGTGATTTGCTGGAATGCGTTGGATCATTTGGTTGGTTGGCGCGACGTGTTGAACAACATGTTGGCCTACGGGAGTCCGGGAGCGCGCTTCGCTATCGCAACGGATTTTTACGAGCCTTTCCTCGGCCATCCCGGCTATCCGCGTGAGGAATTCGAGGCGGAGATCGCGAAGCGGTTCGAGATAATTGATCGAAGGGAACCATTCGGCAGGCAGCTCGCGCTTCTTATGCGCGCTGGGTCCTCGTCGGCGGCTGCGTGAGGGAATACTGCGAAAGCGAGATGCACGATGTGTCCGTTACAGGGTGGGTATCTGATCTTGGCGCTCTTAGGTGCTGTGGCCCTGTGGAAGATTTTGAACTAGGGGCAAAGCCCACGAACCTAAATAGCCGGGGATGATCGTCGCTCATATTTTACCGACGTTCTGCCCGATCGCCGCGCGCACATTCCGCACCGCCGCGGCGTGCCCCGCTTCCGCGTCGTCCCATGATGAATACCGCCACATGTCGCCGTCGTGTGGGCCGCCGAACACCACCGTCTCGAATAGAATCGCCGGCCCTCGGCCGGAAAAACGATGATCTAGGCCGAGGAACACCGTCGAGACCAGGATCTCGCTGGTGATCTGTGTCCAGCCGACGGTTCGATTGGGCATGTTTTCGAACCATCTCGCCCATGTCATCGCATCGACCGCGATGATCTGATTGTCGGCGCCCAGTATGTAATAACCGGGCGCGTTCATTCGTCCAACTCCAAGGTGATCTTCATCGGGCCGATCACGGCGAGCTTCTCCTCGGGCGTATGCTCCCGTCCCAGCGAAACCCCGACGCCAACGCCTTCGTACCAGACGCCGTCGGCGTTGACGTTGGGCGGCGCAATGACGAAGCCCTCGCGCGCGTTGATCCGTATCAGCGCCGGCATGGCCGTGCCTTCGATGTAGGCGCGCAGCTCCTTGTCGCGGTGCGCATCGGGGAATTTCGGATCGATCCAGATCTGCAGCACCGGCACGTTGGTCGGCTCGCTGCCGTCGAGCGGCACCACCGTGATGTAGTCCGGCATGACGTCGACGACATAGTGAGCATGATCCGGCCGCGCGCCCGTGTTGTCACCGCCAAGCCAACGGCAATTCCAGAGCCGGCACGCCCTCGGCCGCTGAGGATAGATGTTGCAGCCGACGCCGTGGCGCTGGTGCTTGCACCGCTCGCCGGCCGGCTTGTCAAATTCCTGCATCGGCAAGAGTTTGCAGCAGAGCTGGCAGTCGCCGCACTGGCGTCGCGGGGCGTCGGTCATACCGCGCTATCCTCAATGGTTACGTTTGTTTGAGGCGGCGGCGCCCGCTCGTCCTCGGGCATGGCGTCATTGAGCAACCCCACGAGCCGAAAGATTTCAGACAGCAGCGCGCGCTCGTCGATCGGGTCGAGCAGCGCCTCGGCGGCGTCGCGCTCCAGCACGACATAACGGAGCACCGATCCGTTCGGACCGTGCCACCCGAGATCAGTTGAGATTTTTGCGAGAACTTCCGTCCGCGTCATGTTCGATCCTGCAAGCGCGCCCGGTCCAAAACTCGCACTGGGTCGCCGCGTTTCATTCGAAGCCCCACCAATCGGCTTGACATCGTGCTCAGCGTTCATTGAGCCGCTCCAGCGTGGCGAGGCGGGCCTCAAGCGCGGCGTTCTCGGCCATCACGCGGTTCACGTCGGCGTGCAGCGCCTCGATTTCGCCCGCGGTGACGTTGGTGCGGGCGAAATCGTTGAACGCGGCTTTGAGCGCGCGGACCTCTTGTTGCAGCACCACCAACGAGCGGGAGATCAGCGGTAGCCCGTCGAGCTGCGCCCGGATCGGGGCCAGCTCGGCTCGCAGGACGGCGCGGAAGTCTTCGTCGGTCATGGCGCCTGCGGTGTCGGGGAATTCGTAGGCGACGCCGGTGAGTTCGTAGGCGACGTCGGTAAGCTTGCCTGGGTCGGCGATGCTGACGATAGCCCCGGGAATTTATTCTTGATTTTTTGGACGTGGCTTGCCGCGGTGCGGCAGGTGGCCAAATGCTTTTGGAGCTTTTCGAGGACAGCCAGCGGCGCGTTCGTCACGGTCCCTGGTCCGTGATTCCTAACCAAGCGATCGAGTTCCTTCATGTAGTGCCTCCTCTGATGTGCGCCATAACTTATGGCGGTTCAAGCTTGGCTTTACCAGCGCGTTCGCGTCTGTTCTTTTTGCCTAACTTTTGCCGGACCATCCGTTCTCTGCCGGTGGTTTTGCCGGACTTTTAGGGGCATTTGTTCTCATTTGTTCGTGGTGGCTGGAGCGTCCGATAACCGCAATTTGTGCCATGGTTTGAATGGCTTAGAGTGGTCGGAGCGCCGAGATTTGAACTCGGGACCCCCAGTCCCCCAGGACGAGGTGCTCGATCACAAAAGCCCTTGTGCCACAGGCCTGTCCTATCTGCGCTGGGACAGTTTGCCGGACCTTTTGCCGGACCTTTCGTCGACTTCGTGTAACGGGGCCGCAAGGGGCGAACTGCACCAGCCGCCGATCGCGCCCTGCGCCGCCTCGATCGCAGCCCGCACCTCGGGCTTGGTGCCCTGAGCATAAGAGGCCGCGGTGGTGGTGATCTTCTTGTGGTGGAGCGCCTGCTGCACCTTCTCCAGGTCGCCGGTGGCCGAGAGCATGGTCGAGCCAAAATCGCTGCGCAGATCATGGCGCCGAAAATCCTTCACCCCCGAGGCCGCGCGCGCGCGGCGCCACGCAGTCTTGGTGCCCTCGAAGGTCAGCGGATAGCGTTCGCCGGCGACGCGGGCCTCCTCACGCTCCCGGCCATTCTTTCCCAGGCGATAGGTGCGGGTGCGATCGGCCACATAGGTGAATACGAACTCATCATGGTGACCGCGCAGCGGCCAAAGGATCGCCCGCACCGCGGCGGTGATCGGGTCGATGTTCTCCGATCCCTTGTCGAAAGTCTTGATCTCGCCGCAGTCCCAGTCGACCTGATCCCAGCGCAGCCGCCGCGCGCAATTGGCGCGCATGCCGGTCGCCCGCAGGAATGCGAAATAGGGGGCATAGTCGTCGGGGATGGCGGCGGCGAGTTGGGCGGCCTCGCCGGGTTTGAGCCGGCGCGCCTTGCGCGGCTCGACCTTCTTCCAGAACGCGCGCCATGTCGGCGGGTTCGGCACCACGATCCCGAGGTGCTTGGCATAGGTGAACAGCTTTTTGAGCTGCTCGGTGGTGTCGTTGACGGTCGCCGGTTTGAGCAACTCGCCGCGCACGCGGGTCGTTGCCCGCATGTTGACGAGGCGGTCGACATCGTCGCCGGTGATATCGGTAATCAGCTTGTCGGCGCCGAGGAAGCCGACCACGACATCGAGCAGGCGCTTGGTGTTGCCGGCGCCGGCATGGTGCTGGCCGATCGCCTGCCAATAGCGTTCGCGCAGATCGCCGAGGCGAAGCGGCACCCTGCCGGCGGCCCTGGCCTTTTCATTGTCCTGGCGAATCTTGGCCTTTAGGTCGGCTTCGAACCTTTCGGCCTCGCGCCGGTTCCTGCATTTCGTTGAGCCCGAAAATGGGCGACCGTCGATTTCGAACTCGAATTGGTAATAGGGTGAATATTTGGGGCGTAGCCTGACCGACATGGCGGTGGTTCCTTGCGCGAGCGGTCGGCGACGAATTCGTCGAGATATTCATCTCTGAACTTGAGTCGGCGCTTGACCTTGCCCCGGCCCACATCGACAAATCGCAACGCACCATCGTCGACCAGCCCTATGATGGTTTTGACCGAAACGCCAAGCCGCTCGGCGGCCTCGCGGGGCGTCTTCAGGGTGCCCGTCATGGGTTTAATCCTTTTGAACGCGGTTATAAAGCCCAGCTTTACGAGTCATTCCGGCTGAGCGTTTGTCGAAGCCTCACGGTTTGGGTGGATCGGCGGCATTGTGACGGTCAAACCACACCATTTGCCGGCCCCGCATCCCGCCTTCCTGTCCCGGACCTCCAACCATGGCCCTCGCATCATTGGCCGGCAATCGTCGCATATCATGGCGCCAGCGACAGGATCGCATAACCGCGGCTTAGCCCGCGCACCGGCGCGATGGCGCCGCCGCCGATGCCGGCCAGGACGCAAGTGATCGTTCTGCGCAGCTCGCGGCCGGTGTACTTCCCGGCCCGATCGTCCCATTCCCGCAGGTGGAGCACGTCGCCGACGGCGAAGTGCCGATCGTCAACCCGAAGCTCGAATGTCTTGCTCCCGTTGAATACCGGCTCGAAGAAATCCGGCCAGGATTTCAGCTCGTGGGTTTTCATCCCTGCTCCTGCTCCGTGGCGTCATGCGCCCCCTCCTTCGGCAGCAGCGGCATGGCGCGCTTGCGGTACTGATCAAGTGCGCGAACAGCCTCGGACCCCTCCTGCGCCGCGATCTCGAGCAGCGCCGGATAGCCGCTGTTGATTGACGCCATGACCTCCTCGCGGGTTGCCGCCCGGCCGTGCGCGAACCAAAGAACCTCTTCCGGTTCGCCCAGCTGAAACAGCACGCCAGGCGCGCCAGCCTGCGGCCGGAAGGTGGTGAAGCTCCGCGTCACCCACACACAGGCGACGCCCGGATTGCGCTTGATGCCGAAGCCGGCCGCCGCTTTGCCGTCCGGCAAATCCTTCTCGTCCCTCCGCATCCGCGGCTGCGACAGGAACGGACACGCCGTCGCGGAAAAGATCGCGCATTCGAGGTGCGACGGCGGCTCGGAAATCGCCCGGTTGATGGCACACATCGGACCGATCACGAATGCGAGATGGCGGCCGAGAAAGCCGCCGCAGACCCAGCAGCGTTTCTGGCGCACAGCGGTACCGAGCTTTGGCGCGGCGATCACGCGGAAATCAGGCTCGCCCCGGCCAGTATCGCAAGGTTTTCCGTCCTCGAACCACTGAACGAACCATGGAACGGGAAAACCTTGATGGTTGAGCGGCAGATGTTTCATCCGCTCCGGCAGCGGCGGCAGGGTCTGACGCAATGCGTGGATGTTCATGGTGCTTTACTCCCCGCGAATGAGCTTGTTGATGGCCTCGCGCCCGTCGGCGCTGGCGGCCCACGCCTCGCTCTCCTCGACCGATGCATCGAATTCGCCGTTATGGTGCCGCTTGCGCAGCGCCATCGCCTCGGGCGTGCCGGCCGCGAACAGGTCGCGATCGAGCTGCGTCTCCGGCAGCGCCAGCGGACTTTCGAAATCATGATAAAACCCGTTGGCGGCTAGCTCGGCCATCTCGTGAAGGCCGGCGGCGCGAAGCTCCTGCGCGAGGAAATCTTTCGTATGCATCACTCGGTCTCCTCCCAACGATGGATATTCTGCAGCGCGTATGTTCTGTCCTCGTTGATGTCGAGGTCGCGCGCGAGCACCATCCAGCACGGCTGTGCGTGATATTCGTTCGACGTGTACGCCAGCCCCGTCGGCCGGATGCGCCGATTGCGGCGCTCGCCGCGCCAGTTCGTGTAATCAATGACGGCGGTTTTCATGGCCCTTTCGCGGACGCAGATTTGCCAACATAACTCTTGAAATGAGCAAAACACATCTTCCGAAGTGTTTTCACTGGAACTCCAGACATACTGCAATCGACATTCAAAGCAAAATTGGTAGCCATCACCTCACCGAGAGCCCTGAGTAATTTCGGATCCCAATCTGGAGGATCATCAAAATCGACATATCCGCGCTTGGCGTAGACTACGACAAAGGCTGCCCAGATTTCAGCCTCGGTTACCCGCTTTCGTCTGGCCGATTTTTTTGTTGGCATGCTTCAAACCTCGGCGGCGGTGCATTCTCTTGAGCGTCGCAATCTGCAGAACCGCAAGCGTGGCGACCATCGCGACCCCGGTGACCAGCAATCCGACGAACTCGAAGAACGTTTTGACCGTCGTCAATCGATGCCCTCGGCCTGGTATTTGAAGCCGAGCGCCGTGATCGAAATGCTCATGACGTGGCCTCCTTCGGCTTGAGCCATTTGGCCGTCTGCGCCGTGATCGGGTGACTTGGCCGACGATGCCTGATCGCTTCGTCGCGCTCGGCCATGGTGAGCGTATGCAGCCGAGCGCGGGCCGCCTCGAACAGCGGCTCCTTGGCGCTGTTGAGCCGCGCGATCGCACGGCGCTCGTTGCGGTGCATCGAGAGGAAATAACGCCGGCAATCGAACCGCCGGCAGATCGCCGGCGCACGATCATGGATGGTGCAGCCGAGATTATCGAGATAGATGCAATCACCATTCGGCCGCTGGCGCAGGACGGTGAGGCCTTGGATCACCTCGGTGTCATAGCTCGCCGGATCGTCGCCGGCCTCGGGCACGACCACCACCAGCTCATGGCGGCAGCACGCGCGGCAGCCGTTGCACGGCACAGGAATGGTGTCGGTGTCGCTGCTCATGGTGTCTTGTCCGGCAGCGGCACCGGCGGCTTGGTCCGATAGCGCAAGAAACAGCCGCACGTCTTTCGCTGGCCGCGGCGCACGTCGACTGCGTGGGCGACGATCGTGTTCCCGCACTCGCATCGAAACGTGTATCGCGCGCCCCTTTTATCGCCGAAGGTCCGCGCCTGCGCGTGCAGCCGCCCGAAGCGAGCACCGAACGGGATTGCCACGTGCTTGATGCCCATCAATCTGCCCCCGCTTCCACCATCGCCGTGAAGAGGTCATTTCCATTTCCTGCAGAAGCGTCGTAATCGCCGCCATCCAAATACTCCTCGACGACTATCTCGATGCGGCGCGCCGTGCCGGGATCGACGAAAGTCAGCGACCGCGCAATTCGCATCAGCTCGATCCTGGCGCGGGGGATGTTGGTCATGGCTATACTCTATGAAAAAATGGCGCGCTTCTCGGCCTGCCGTTGGCGCGCCATGGTTCATTCCGCCGCTGTCGCTTGTGCTTCTGCCTTTCCCGCCGCTTCTGCGACTGGCTCTGTCTCGCGCATAACTTCTTCGGTGATGCGTTTGACACCATCAAAGTATTGGGCCTCGGCGCGTTTGAGCGTAGCGAAATACTGATCCTGGATGCGCGCCATTGCCGAAGTGTGGTCGCGGACCTGCTGCGTATAGGTGCGCATTACGCTGGCAGGCTTTGATGCTATGGCAGTACTCATTTAGATATATCTCCTCGATTGAGCGATTTGCTTCAGTTCATCGCGGACACGGTTGAGCCGCATCATTGCGTCTTTCGATCCGCCGCGATCCGGATGTAGACGTGTGGCCAATGCGCGGTAGCCGGCATCGACAAGTTGTTCGGCAAGCTCGCGATGCAATCGGACTTCCTCCTCGCGGGCTTGTCGCTCTTTCACAAAATCGTCGCGTGCCACATCCACATCGCGCAGAATGCGACGGAAAGCTTGTTGCTGCTTGGATTGGCGCTCCTCGCGGCGGCGTTCGGTGGCGCCAGTCATCTCTTGCAGACTGGTAGGGCCACCTTGTCTAGGCCCACTAGACAATTGAGCCCATCGCATATAGGCGTAAGCGGTAGCGCGGCTCAGATCGAAGTTGTCCTTCAACCATCGGCCGAAGTTGGAACACTGTTCTCTGGCCTCAAGCAGCATCTCTCCGGCGCGCCTGTAGTGTTCGCGACCGGCGGTATTGCCCTGCTGCAACTCGCTCTGGATCATAGGGACGAGCACTTTGAGCGGGCGGGCGATCTTGCGGCCTTCGGCCACTGCCATCGACTTCATGGGATCATTTCCCCCCTACGTCCGAGACATCAGAGAGGCGCGCGCCACCGGTTCCCGACCGGTATGCACGCGCCTCTGGTTCGGCCGCGGGCGTCTTCGCCGGGCTCGGCGAGCCCGCGGCCTGCGCCGCTGCAGGCGGCTGAACGTCCGCAGCGGAATTCTGTGCGGGGGCGGGCGTTGGAGCCTCTGATGCGCCCGCCCCTTCGTCGCCGTCCTGGCGGTGTTCCCGAAATGCCAGGGCGGTTTCTCGGACTGGCCCCGCCAATGCGTCGAGGCGGCCGGCGAGCGTTTTGTGCTTGTCTCCGCCGGCGATGGCGGCGTCGCCCGCGCCTTTCATGTCATACAGGTCATCGTCGCGGCGCAGGAGATCGTCGAGGTCTGTCGATGTCGGCAGGACTTTGCTATGCCGGCGCGCGACGGTCTTCCTGCACATTTCTTCAAAATCCGAAAACCACGGGCCGCCCTTCTTGGCGCGCGAGCGCGCGCGGACCTTTTCGATGGCGGCAATCGACATGACCTCACGGGACTTCTCGCCGCTCTTGAGCACTGCGACGCTGTAGGCCGCAATCACCTGGCCGGGCTCCTCGTCGAGGCAAGGTCGATGCCTGATGTAAGGCTCGTCGCCCAGCTCGAATTCGAAGGCGTCCTTCGCATGCACGACCTGGGCATCCCACGTCGCGATTTCGCCCGAGTTGCGGGCCTTCTTGCGAAGCCCGGCGATCATTGGCAGCCATTGGGCCTCGCCGCCGTATTCGACGATCGCGCCCTCGCGGCCGTCCGGCAAAAGGCCGTCCTGCGCGGCCTTCATCGCCGAATTCCACAGCGACCGCCGGCTGCACTTGCGCACGAGGTCGGGATTGTTCTGCAGCGCCGTCATCACCACACGAACGAAACGCTCCACGGGTATATGCGCCGGCAAAGCGGATTTGAATTGCTCGGTCATGCCGGCCAACTCGTGGCGAATGACGGCGATTTCGTTCGGGCGCTCGGCGGCGGCGGCTTGGTTCATGCTGGATACTCTTCGCGCTCGCTGATCTTTCTTTCTTCGGCTTCGCCGAGAATGAACGCGACGTCCACGACGTCGCCGTCCCGCAGCTCGTCCCAATGCTCTGCGATGAAATTGTGCGCCACTGGCTTGGTTCTAGTAACTGGCTTGGTTCTAGTATCGTCCTGCCAGTCATAGGGATCGTAAGAAACGCCGCGGCACTGCGCGTCGATCATGATGATGCAGCGCTCCGTCGCATCCCCGCGATACCCATCGCGACGCAGCAAGTATCGCTGTTCTGCGTTCGTCGGAACCGGGCGGATGCAAATAACCGGGATGAAAGTATTATGGTCACGGATTTCAATGCATTTCACTTCCATGGTGCAGTCCTCCCTGATCTTCGAGCTTTATGCGCAGATCTCGATATGCGGTTGCAGCGACGGTATAGGCTTTGCGGTGAACGGTGTTCGCTGTGATGCGACCACCCTGAAACGTCGCGCCTGAGGCCGTCCCGAGCTTCATCAAGATTTCGCTCTTGATGGCGTCGCGACGTTCTTTCCGTTCCTTTATCTCGTCAGCCAAAGCGCGATCCTGGACGGCGAGTTCCGGAAGCATATTATCGGATGACAGATCGATAATGTGCCCGTCGCTTTCTGGGAATAGTTTTGCAATCAGTTTGCTATCCCGAGCGTAGTCAGCTGGCGGAGGGTCCTTCCGCGCGACGCGATCCCAAAACTTCGCCACCTCTTCTTTGATGCGAGCGAAGGCGCCGGCGTGAAGTGGGATGTCGATTAATGGGAGTTCTACGCCAAAGCCGATCACCAGCGGTGCGACCGCGACCCAATCTGCGCCGGTGAGGGTTCCCTCAATGAGAGCCTGAAGGACAACATGGAGCGGTGGCGAGAACGTGCCGTCATCCTCACGCCACTGGCGTTTGAAATTAGGCTGCGCTACACTTTTTATTTGAATGGCGCCGCATTTCCCGTTTTCATCCGTCACAAGGCAATCTGGTGTGCAGCCGATCCGAGCCTCTGGATCGCGGAAATATAAACCAACGGGATATTGTATTGTCCAATTCGGATGATCTTCGCGGAGTATTTGCACGGCTACCGATTCCAGTAGTCTGCCGCGGCGCATTGGCGCGGTCTCCTCCGGGTCCTCCGGCAGAATGCCGGCCTTCAGAAGATAGAGGGCAAGCTCAGAGATGTAGGGGTGGACGTGAACAAGTGCGCCTATTGCACTTGCAGTGCAATCATTCTGCCGAAGGCCAAGCCATTGTTTGTGGCGCCCGGTGATGTCGAACTTTTCGATCACGCGCAATCCCCCAGCATTGCGAGGGTGAGCAGATCGGCGAGCGCGTCGTCGCCGATCTCGCGACGGACCAACGCGCAGATCGCGATCAGCAGGGATGAAGCGACAATGTCGAAAGCGCCGGCCCGTCGGGCGTCTTGCAGCGCGGCGGTGGCTAATTGCACTGCGTCGTTCCGCACCCGGTCGCGCTCGGCGTCACCCATGCTTCTCGTCCTCCCTGCTTGAGCTTGATGCAAGCAGTTAAGAGCACCTTAACGAGGTCGTCAAGCTACGCGCAAGCTGGGGAAAGCAAGACGGCGGCACGTGGCCGCCGAATGTCGCTTGTTGGACTAATGGTTAGAGGGCGCCGAGATTTTTTTCAGGTCACCACGATAGCGGCCACGCAACGCCCGATGATGCGCACGTCGTCGCGCAAGATTTCGATCACGTCCTTGTCTGGATCGCGGTCGGAACGCAAGATCACCTTGTCGCCGGCGAGGAAGATGCGGCGCAGGATCACGCTGGTTCCGTTGTCGACGGCGTATATTTTCCCGTCGACCGGCACCACCTCGCCGCGGTCGATGATGACGTGGTCGTGCAATTTTATTACCGGTTCCATGCTGTCGGAGAGCACGCGCAGCACGACCAGGTATGGCGGCGAGGTGCGCAACGTCTCGTGCACGTACCCGGGCGGCAGCTTCCACCAGTCGTGGATGCGCCCGTCGAGGAGGAGCGGCCCGGAACCGATGCCCATCGATTGTTCCGGGATCATGTCGGGATAGGGCGGGACTGGCGGCGGCATCGGCTTGGCCTTGGGCTCTGCGGCCGCGGCCGGCTCTTCGGCTGCCCGGCCGGCCACCGGCATGATGGGGCGCAGATTGGGCGGGGCCCCACGCCCAGTTCGCAGCCATTCGAGGGAAACGCTGAGCCGCGCCGCGGCTTTCTCCAGATTTGCGATGTTGGGGCTGTATTTGTCGGCTTCCCATTGGGATACGGCCTGCCGCGAGACCTCGCAGGCGGCAGCTACGTCCCCCGGGGTCAGCCCGCGCGCCTCGCGCACTAGGCGCAAACGATGCCCGATCGTTGTCGTCATCTCAGCCGTCGTCGGTTCAAGCATGCCCAATTGGCTCCCGTCCTGATTCCTAAACCGAATTTCGTCTTCCCTGTAAAGCACGGCTTGATCTCCTGCTTAACGGGCACGCTTGACGCTTGACGGGCGCCGGCAAGCGGCGCTTAACTGTCAAGTTCCAAAATTCTGATCGGAGGGGTAAGTCGTGGACGCCCAGACCAAAGCAGCGGGCATCGACGAGACGGTGCGCCTGATCCGCGCGACGCCGGCCATCGTCAACGAGATCATGGCGGTGTGTGGCGTCACGCGACAAGCCATTTGGCAATGGCGCCAAGTGCCGCGTGACCGTGTGCTTGCCGTTGCGAAAGTCATGGGCATCAAGCCTTACCTCATCCGACCGGATTTCTACCCGCCGCCGACATCGAAGCGCCGGCCGGTTCCGTCGAGTTCCTAATATCACGCCGCCTGATTTGTCAAGCTGGGCTTAATCCAGGGGCGGAGGAAATGCGCAAGCAACAGCGGTAAAATCGCGCGGCAGCCGCCCCGGCGTCGCGCCACGGGAGTACGCCATGCAAGAGCACACCAACGGCCCGGACCACGACGTCAATCTGACCAACGGCCTCGACCACGACGCCGCGACCAGCTTCGTTGAGCGGATCGAGAGCCTAAATGCCGATCTCGCATCAGAAAAATCTGACTACATGCTCCGCTGCAAGCCGATCCACGAGGCGATCCGGCAGGTGCTCGACGAGGCCAAGGAGGCCGGCATTCGCAGGAAGGCGCTCAAGGTCAAGGTCAAGACGCGCCAGCACCTGCGCAAGGCCGCCCAGCTGGAAAGCGAGCTGGAGGACGACGACCGGGCCAACTACGAGCTGCTCGACGACGCCATCCCCGGGCTGGACGACCTGCCGCTCGGCATCGTCGCCCTGGAACGCGACCGCGCCATGGGGCGGACCCGGCGGGCGGACGGCGGGGGCGTTCAAAGTGGGCCCCTGCAAGGGCTCGGTTAATGGGGGCGCGCCATGGAAGCGCTCAAGGTACATCCCGCGGCCGAATGTTTCCGCCTGATGCGCGACGATGAACTCGCCGATCTGGCCGAGGACATCAAAACTAATGGCCTGCGCGATGCGATCACGCTCGGCAAGATCAACGGTTACGACGCCGCCAAGGTTCTCGTTGATGGGCGAAATCGCCTGCGCGCCTGCGAGGTCGCCGGCGTCAAACCGCGATATGAAACAATCGAATTTGAAAACGATGACGAGGTCCGGGCGTTCGTAAAATCGCGGAGCGCGCGGCGCGACCTGAGCAAAGGCGAACGCGCCGCGGCGCTGGCACTGCTGTATCCTGGCGGCCAAGGCAAGGCGGATGAGGCCGGCAAGACTTCTGCAGAAACTGCAGAAGTGAGCATACGTAGATTGCAGCAAGCCCGCCAAGTCGGCCGCCATTCCACTGAACTCTTACACGCCGTGCGGGATGGTGTTGTCGCGCTCGATGAGGCTCTGAAACAAGTTCAAGAGGCACGCAAGAGTCTTGAAACCAACGAGGCGCAACTCGCGAGATTGCGCGCCAAAGCGCAAGACCTCGCTGATCTCGTCAATGAAGATCGTATGCCGCTCAACGAAGCAATCGCCGCATTCAATCAGCGCGAAGCCGAACAAAAAGCCATCGAGGACAACAAGCGCGAAACGCTGATCCGCCTGACCGAAGCCGCGTGCCGCGGGCTGGAAGCCTGGACCAATGAAGGATTTGCGCAGGATGTCGAAGAACGTCTGCAAGACCATGAATTTATGAAGCAGCTTAGTGAGCGGGCGAAGATGCTGCCTGCGTCGACCATCAAGCAGGCTGCTGTAAATCTGATGAGGCTATATGCGAGAGGAGATTGAGCGTGACCGGAATGATCGCCAGTAATCTCAAAGAACTTCTCAAGTTTGAGAAGAAACAGTATCTCACAGAACAAAAAATCAAAGGAGGATCGGCTACAGGATTTCGTAAAAGAATAATCGATAAATACGGTCCGGTGCCAGACAAATATCTCGAGGCGCTCGCCGAAGCATCGGATCGCGCTTGGCGCGTCAAGCCCCGCAGAAAATCTCCCGATCTTTTTTCGATCGGTGGCTTCGATCTCCCTGAATATCTCACACGCGCAGTAGCGGAGTTCTTCACAGGAGAGGACACCGAGGATGATGAGGCTGCAGGAGGGACCGCGGCCGCATTCGAGCAGGTGGATCTCGAGTATGCAACCGTGGCCGATCTGCGCGAACACGCTCAAATTCATTTAAGAAAGGCAGCTCAAGCCTCGTCAAAAGCAAATGATGAGGCCAAAGCAGCGGATGAAGCGTTCCGACGCGCCAAAGGCAATCTCTCCAAGCGTCTCCGTGAACTGGCTGACGAATGATCCTCGTCCCCTGGGGGGCCGCAATGACCGAGAGCCCCGTCCGCTGGGTCCGCTATGTGCGCCATGAGCGTGTCGACGCCTTCCTGCGATGCGGCTGGATGGTGGCGTTCGACATCGGAGGCGCGCACCGCGAATGGTCGGTCGGCATGGCCTGGCTCTGCGAATGCCAGATGCGGGAGCCGAAGCCATGATCCGCCTCGGGCAGCGCGACCTGTTCACCAAGCGCGTGCGCAAGGCGCCGCCGGCGCGCGAGATCGCCCTGCACTGCATGGTCGCCGACATTCTGACCAGATGGTGCGTGCCCGGCTGGCGCTGGACCCATCTGCCGTTCGGCGAATACCGGCGGCCGGCGACCGCAGCGCGTCTGAAGCGCATGGGCGTGCAGCGTGGATGGGCGGACTTCATCCTGATGAGCCCGGCGGGCATGGCGCATTTTCTCGAGCTGAAGCGCAAGGGCGAGACCCTGTCCGACGTCCAGATCGATTTCGGCGAATGGTGCCGGGAACACAAGGTGCCGTTTGAATGGACCGATCGGTTTGATGCCGCGGTCAACATTCTCAAATGCTGGGGCGCGGTGAGAACGGAAGTCAGAGCGCAATGAGCACGCGCGTCATCAGGGGCGACTGCCGCGAGGTGCTGGCGACACTGCCGGACGAAAGCGTGCATTGCGTGGTGACGAGCCCGCCCTATTGGGGACTGCGGGATTACGGCACGGCGAAATGGGAGGGCGGCGATCCGGCGTGCGACCATGCGCGTTTTCTCGGCGGGAATGGCGAATCATCGATCAAGCAGGTCACAAGCGGGGACACGCAGAAATACCAGTATCGTGATGTCTGCGACAAGTGTGGCGCCCGCCGCATCGACGTGCAGATTGGCCTCGAATCCACCTATCAGGAATATGTCGAGCAGATAGTGGCCGTGTTTCGAGAGGTGCATCGGGTTTTGAGGAGCGATGGAGTTTGTTGGGTAAATCTTGGGGACTCTTATGCTGGTGGCGGCACAATAGGCCGCAACGATGCTGGACGCAATCTAACGGGCGGATGGGGCAATAAGCTCGGCAGCGGCAATCCAGGCCCCCAAGGCTCACGACCACCTGTGGATGGCCTCAAGCCCAAAGACCTCGTCGGCATCCCCTGGCGCGTCGCCTTCGCCCTCCAAGCCGATGGCTGGTATCTGCGTCAGGACATAATTTGGGCAAAACCGAATCCAATGCCCGAGTCGGTGACGGATCGATGCACGAAGGCGCACGAATACCTGTTTTTGCTGAGCAAGAGCGAGCGGTATCACTACGATGCGGAGGCGATAAAGGAAGATTCGAAATGGCCGGACGGCGTTGGATATCGCTACGACCATGATGGGAATCGCGCCAACGATCGAAATGCTGGCAAGGCAGGGTTTGAAATCCGGGATGGTCTTGCAAAACTAAAACACAGCAGCACGCGCAATAAGCGTTCTGTGTGGGAAGTCGCGACGTATCCCTATCCGGGGGCGCATTTCGCCACCTTCCCGCCGGCGCTGATCGAGCCGTGCATATTGGCGGGGACGAGCGCCAAGGGATGCTGTGCGAAGTGCGGGGCGCCGTGGGTGCGGGAAACTGAACGCCAGGACACCGGCCGCAAGCAGAAGATGGCGGATGGGTGGGATACTGGCGATGGCGGCCATGGCACCATTCATCGCAACGGTCGCGAGCACGGCGAATCCGGCAAGCCGGTGATGGCATCGGTGACGCTCGGCTGGTCGCCTTCCTGCGCCTGCGACGCGGCTATGGTTCCGTGCACGGTCCTCGATCCATTCGCCGGCGCAGGCACCACGGGCCTCGTAGCCGATCGCCTGCAGCGCGACGCGATCCTGATCGAGCTGAATCCGGGTTATGCCGCAATGGCGCAGCGCCGCATCGTCGGCGACGCGCCTCTGCTCGCGAGGTGCGGGTCATGAGCGCCTATTACAACGAGGTCGACGCCTATGCCGCGCAATGGTTACGCAACCTCATTGCAAGAGGGCTCATCGCTACCGGCGACGTTGACGAGCGAAGCATCATCGACGTGCGGGCCGATGACGTGCGCGGATATGCCCAATGCCATTTCTTCGCCGGCATCGGCGGATGGTCCATCGCCCTGCGCCTCGCCGGCTGGTCCGATGACAGACCTGTTTGGACAGGTAGTTGCCCCTGCCAGCCCTTCAGCTCCGCCGGTGCGGGCAAGGCGGCCGATGACCAGCGCCACCTGTGGCCTGCGTGGTTTCCTCTCATCGCCGAGTGCCGCCCTGCAATCGTCTTTGGAGAACAAGTTGAAGCGGCAATTGGATGGGGCTGGCTCGACGCTGTTTTCGCTGACCTGGAATCGCAAAGCTACGCCTGCGCATCGGCCATACTTCCAGCTTGTGGCGTCGGCGCGCCTCACATCAGGCAGCGATTGTGGTTCGTGGCCGACAACCAGTGCCAACGACCACATTCCGCAGTCGCCTCTTCCCGAACATCTTTCAGCCTTTTTGGGAAATCCGTCCCCGCGCATGAAGCAAGAAGTAGCGAGTTGGCCGACGCCGACCCGCCAGGACGCAGCATCGAGCGGCGCGGCGGGCTACTCGACGGAGAGCGGCCGGCACTCAGGGACGACGCTGACGGACGCGGCTGGATGGGTGACGCCAACCAACCGGGATTACCGCTTCGCGAACGCCAAGACATATCAGGACCGTGGTGGCGGCAAGAAGGGCGAGCAGCTGAACAATCAGGTGGTGCATCTGGTTTCTGGGATGCTATCGAGTGGCTCCCATGCACAGACGGAAAAGCGCGGCCAGTTGAGCCCGGATCATTCCCGCTGGCTCATGGGGTACAGCGCCGCGCATCTAAGCTGCGCGCCTACGGCAATGCCGTCGTCCCGCAAATAGCGGCAGCCTTCATCGAGGCAGCATCGGGGGACAGGCCATGACGCCGCGCCTCGATGGCTGGCAGCGCGGCCCGACCGTGTTCACACACGAGGCCGTGGCGATCATGCGCCGAATGGCTGCGGCAGGCAGCACGGCACCGGAGATCGCAAAGGCGATCGGCGCCAAGCCGAGCAGCGTCTCAGTGATGTGCAACCGGTATCAGATCAAGCTCGGGATGACGCGCCACGTCGGCGCCAGCGTGAGCCTGCAGACGCGGCAAGCGCTGATCCAAGAGGCCAAGCGGCGCGGCCATCAAGGCGTCGGCCCATTGATCAGACGCATCCTCGCGACCGTCGCAAAGGACAAGCTTTTCGACGCCGTGCTCGGCGAGCCGCGCAATTGAAGACGAAGACCGAAAGGCGCAGACGGTGCGGGACGATGACAGAGAGGACGTTACCAGACCGCTGGCCGTGACAAAGGCCATGACCGCCGCCTACCTCGCCATGAGCCAGGCAGACGGCGAACTCAACAAGCTGATGGCCCTGCGCAACGGCGTCGCCAAGATCGCGCCTTTCGGCGATAGCGCCGCCATCGATCATCTCTCCGATCTGGCAATCGATGTTCATGAAATCAGCGCCGATGCGGTGCAAGCAGCGATAGCCGACGGCATCCGCGCGAGCGAGACGAAAGGTAATGGAAACGGCCAGGCGCATGAGGCCAAGGCGCCGACGCCCCCCACGTTCACCTATGTCAACATCGCCATCGATCCAATCCCGGTGCGGGCGTGGGAGGTGCTCGATCGCATCCCGGCCGCCGCCGTGACGCTGTTCTCAGGACATGGCGCGATCGGCAAATCGCTGCTGATCCTGCAACTCTGCGCCGCCACGGTGCTCGGAAAAGACTGGGTCACCATGCTGCCAGAATGCGGCCCGGCGCTCTACTTCTCGGCCGAGGAAGACGACGCCGAAATCTGCCGGCGGCTGGAAAAGATCGCGGAGCACTACGGCACGACGCGTACCAACTTGAAGGACGCCGGCCTGTGGGTGATCTCGCGCGCCGGCGCCGACGCCATCCTCGCCGCACCAGATCGTAGCGGAATCGTCAAGCCAACAGCGATGTTCGAGCAACTGCGCACCGACGCGCTCAACCTGCGCCCCAAGCTCATCGTCATAGACACCGCAGCCGACGTCTTCGCCGGAAACGAAATCGATCGATCGCAAACACGGCAATTCATAACGCTGCTGCGCGGACTCGCAATGGCCACCAGCGCCGCGCTGATCCTGCTGTCACACCCATCGCTGTCCGGGCTCAAAAGCGCAAGCGGATTGAGCGGCAGCACAGCCTGGCACAACAGCGTCCGCGCGCGAATGTATCTCGCCGCCGTCAAGGCCAAGGCGGACGACGGCGACGACGAAGACGAGGAGCCCGCAGGCACCGAGCTGCGCAAGCTCGAATTCGTGAAAAACAATTACGGACCGGCCGGCACCGCCGTCGTGCTGCGATGGCGCGATGGCGTGTTCGCACCAGAACCGACGGCCGGTTCGCTCGAAGACATCCTCGCCGCACAAAAGGCCGACGATGTCTTCATGACGCTCTTGCACCGGTTTACGATCGAGGGCCGCGCCGTCAGTCACAAACCAAGCGTCAGCTACGCCCCAGCCAATTTCGCAAAAGAAAAAGAAGCCAAAGAAGCCGGCATCAGGAGGCCCGCACTCGTCGCAGCCATGGCACGCCTGTTCGTCGCCGGCCGCATTAAAGCCACAATGATAGGACCGCAATCCCGACAACGCACCCAGCTGGAGGCTATATGAAGCAGTCTTCCAACGCCCCTATAATAACCTTCCAACACCCCTTCCAACGCCTTCCAACAGGGTGTTCTGCCAACCCCCCCCGTACCCCCCCCGCCAACGGGCGTTGGAAGGGCGTTGGCGTTGGAACGCCACCAACGCCGTTGGCCCCTTGGGCGGGGTGTTGCGCAGTTGGTAGCCAAAGAAAAGAATCCTATGGTGACGGCACACGCAATGGTTAAGATTTCTTAGGACGGCAAAAGGATCTGAGAGCCATGGTCCCCAATCCAGGCCACTTCAAGCCAGGCGAACCGCGCGCCAAAACCTCGCCAGCCAAATTCAAACCAGGCGAACGACGCATCGGCCGCCCCCCAGGCACGCGTAACCGGCTGACACGCGAAGTCCAGGAAATGCTGGAAACGACCGCCACCAAGCTCGGCGGCGTCAAGCGGCTCCTGGCGTGGGTCAAGGAACGCCCGGAAAACGAGTATGCGTTCTGGACATCGATGTACATGCGGCTGCTGCCGGTGCAGGTGGCGGGCCAGGGGCCACGCGGCGCGATCGAGCTGAACGTCAAGATCAGCGCCGACGAGCTGGGCAAGCGGCTCGAGGAGCGCGGGCTACCGGCGGTCGTGTTCGGGGCCGACAAGCCGGTGCTGGAGCTGGAGGCGCAGCCGGCGCAGCTCATTGCCGAGCCCGAGCCCGAGCCCGCGGCGGAGCCTGATGTGGGGCCGAGAAAAGAATTATCCGGGAGCGCGGATAATTAGCGGGGCGGAGCCTGACTGCGCCTATCACCCGAAATGTACAATTTCTGAAAAATAGCACTTGACCTTGATTCGCCTTGTGTTTTATATTTCATATTATAGAGTTTCAGAACAGAGTTGGGAATGCCCGGTAGCGGCGGGCGAGCGGTAAGAAGGTTCGGCGAGCGGGTGTGAGGTCCATCGTTGCAGACGCGATACGCTGCAACGGATGTCCTAGGCGAAAGCCCTCAGATCATCCGTTCACCGAACTTTCCCCGCGACTTTGAGAACCACACATGAGCACGGATTTGCCGGACAACATCGACCAGCAATGGATTGGTCGCACGCTGCTTGGGATGCAACGCGATCTGTTGTCGTTGCGGGACGATGTTACCGTTGCGACTGCAATTCTCAATCGCATCGACCACAACCAAAGCAGCTTCATCGAGGAATTGCGCGCCATGCGGATGCAGCAGGAGCGCTTGCGCAGTCGCGTGGATCGTTTGGAGCGGGAAGAGACACCATGACCACGATCGGCTACGCGCGCGTTTCATCCACGGGCCAGGACTATGACGGCCAGGTCGAGCGGCTCACCGCTGCCGGCTGCACCAAGGTCTTCAGCGAGAAGGCCTCGGGCAAGTCTACCGATGGCCGGCATGCCCTCGACAAGGCGATCCGGGCGCTGCAGCCCGGCGACACGTTGGTGACGGTGCGGCTTGATCGGTTGGCGCGCTCGATCCGCGACCTGCTTTCGCTGCTCGACGCCATCAAGGCGGCGGGCGCGCACATCAAGGCGCTGGAGGACCCGTGGCTCGACACCACGACGCCGCATGGCGAGCTGATTTTGACGATCATGGGTGGCATGGCCGAGTTCGAGCGCAAGCTCATCCGGGCGCGCTGCGACGAGGGCATCAAGCGCGCGAAGGCACAGGGCAAGCAGTTCGGGCGCAAGTCGATTCTTGATGCTGGCCAGCGTCGGCGGATTGCAGAGCGTTATGGGGCGGGTGAGACGCTGGCCATGCTGGCGCGTGATTACGAGTGTGGCGAGGCCACGATCTGGCGGGTGTTGGGCGGGCTGACGCGTCCGCGGGGTCGGGTGAGCGCCGCAGCAAGTCCGCAATTCCCAGGATAGCATCGCACATGGCGATCATGCTTGAGAAACTTTACGACGCACTGCGCGCCGCCGATGTGCCGGACGACAAAGCGCGAGCGGCAGCAGTCGAAGGCGCCGATTACGAAAACCGGCTTGCCGGCATGGAAGCGCGGTTGACGATGCTGACCTGGATTGTAGGCATACACTTTGCAGTGACGCTGGCGGGCTTTGGATTGATGCTCAACCAGCTTCTGTCGATTTCAGCAAAGTTGCCATAGGCGGCCCTTTTGCGTTGGTGCAAGTCGCCCTATCTGGACGGTGTACTTGTAAGCGAGGCGTCATCATGATCCAAGGCTTTGCGGCGATGACGCTGGCCGAGCGGGCCGAAGCCAAGGCGCGCCAGTACGGGCAATTCATTGTGCGTCATCCTAGCGGCGAGACTGAGGGCCGTGATCCGCGGCGGATGGAGCGTGACGAACTGGCGACGCTGCACGAGCCGCTGCCTGTGCTCAAGGCAATCAGGGCCAAGTGTCTGGACTGCTGTTGCTACCAGGAGGCGGAGGTGCGCAGGTGCACGGCCATCAACTGCCCGCTCTGGCCATTCCGCATGGGAACCAATCCCTGGCGGGCTCCGCCCACCGAGGCCAGGCGAGCAGCTGCCGTAGAAGCCGGCCGCAGGCTCGCTGAACTAAGAACAGTTCAAGGAAGGAACGACGAAGACGTGGTGGCCGGTACCTGACCAGCCCCCCGAGGCAAAAACGCATAGGCGGGCTTCCTACGCGTGATTTCGGCTATGCGCAATAAAGTTGCGTTGTGGTGGCTGGTCGAGGCCCGGGGTCATTGGGGTTGAGTGGACCACCTCGTGGGGGGGGCACAATGAGAACCTTCACGTTCTTTGGTGTCGATCCGTTTCGGGGCTTCTTTGCCGCGGCCTTCCGCGGCTTCGCCGTCAGGGCCACGCTGTCGCTGAACCCATGAATTTCCTTGTGCTTCTTGTGGAACCGGTGGGCCCGGTCGAACCATCGCAGCAGCTCCTCGCGCCTGTACGTCACGAGCTTGGTCCCGCCACGCTCATAGCGGCCGGCGATGGCGAGCGTACGGCCGATCCACTTGAAGTCGTACGGATAGCCGCCGAAGGCATCTGCATCCCGCTCGCAGAGGTATTCGATCATGCCGCGAAGCTTGTCGCGCTTCTTGCGTGCCTTCAGGCAGCGAGATTCCCAATTCTCCCAATTTTTGTGCATCAAGTTTCCCCTATGAATGCGGCCTTGGCGACACCGCCGCGCGAGCATCACGGTGCCTCGCGCTCGATTGATACGACGGCATCAATCAGAGCGGCCTTTGCCTCGGCAATAGCGCCTTCTTCTTTGGAAATCACCGCAAGACACAGATTTAGAATGTAGATCTTCAGCCGGCTTTCAATTTCGGCCCTGGTCATGGCGCCTCCTCGTCGGTCATGCTTACCCAAAGACCTTGATGAACGCCGCGCCGGCGGCGAACAGCGCGGCGCCGGTCGTCATCAGGGATATGCCGATGATCCATGGCGCGTGCATGATTTCCTGGCGTTTGCGGTCGTGGTCGGCGAGCATCTGATCGATATGCGCGAGCTTTTCACGGATGTTGATCTGAGCGTCTTCGGCATCCAGGGTGGTCATCGGTCCTTCCTCGCGCTCGGTGCGACGCGCCTTTTTTTGGGGGGCATCAAGTAATGGGAGCGCCTGCTGCGGTTGTCAAGCTTGGCTTTATTGGCTAATGATGTGGAATGACAACGTTTTCTGACGAAATGCCGTCCCTCGATGTGCGGGAACAAGTTACGCGCATCGACCAGATGTTGGCCGACATTCATAAAAATCAGGCTCAAGCCGGCCGGTTGAGGCAAGAGATCAGGATTGCGCCATGGCTGGCGGTGTTTGCCGGCATCACTGTGGCCGCCACTGTCTTTGCGGCGGGTGCTGCCGTCGGCGCGATCTTTGTCAAGGTGTTCAACCTATAAAATGCCCGGAGGAGCAAATTGATCGGCGCCGGCAAATATGACCACCTCGCTACCCATGTCCGCGAAGCTAGTAAGGCGGAGGCGGTTATCGTCATCGTCCTGAATGGTGACCAGGGATCGGGATTCAGCGTTCAGGCAACAAGGGACATCACTCCCCAGCTGGTAGGTCTGCTGCGCCGGGTCGCCGACGATATTGAGGCGGACGTTCGCCAATGAATGACGGATAAAGAGGAGCCACGGCGATATGGCGAAGGCTGAACGGGAGGGGTAGATGCCGCAAGAGAGTGACGATACGCGCGCCGAATTGACGATGCGCGGTTTGCGCTTTCTCAGAGAGGCCGCGCTCGAAGAGGGCAAGCCGATCGCGGCGCAGGTTCTCGATGAATTGATTACGGCGCTTGAGACCGGCGGCGATC